TTCTATGTTGATGATACTGGCAAAAAAACAACTATGCTTAGGAGTAAATAAATGCCACAAGTCATAATTTAAATTAGTGCAGCAATTCCATTATTCACTATATGCTTATCGATGTATATTCAGTGGTTATATAAGTGATAGTTAGAGGGGAAACCCTCTTTTTTTATGTCTAGGTATAAACTCGTAGGCATAAATTTTTATTACAAGAATACCAAAATTTTTTATACAAAATGTCTAGATAGTGATAGAATATACAGGTGAGAAAAATGAATGAAACTTTAACTTTGTTATGATTGTTCTTGTGCGTGGAGGTTATTATGCACAATCTGGTATCTTACAATCAACTTGCCGAATGGAAACACTTTGAGAAAACTATCGAGCAGTCTAATGCTGAAATGGAGTTAGTTAATGATTATTTCAACTGTTTAATTGAGTGTGATGAAGATCAACAAACTTGTAAACGGATATGTAGGGAGATGTTGAGTCACTTGTGATGCTGGGAGGGGTTGATCCCCTCCTTTTTTTGTGGTAAAATAAACCTATACTATTCATACTTATGGATAAAGAAAAACTTAAACTTATAATCCGCAATCTTGAACTTCTTGTTGATTCTCTAAAGACAGAAGTGTATTCAGACATTGATGCATATAAAACATCTGTGGATACAAGTAAGTTTGCTAGAATGACTGATTACGATGAAATTTTCGAGGATGATGATGGATACGCAGATTAAACCTATTGTTAAACTAATCTCTGTCACCCAAGGTGCAGGAGAACTTGCAGGCAAATCTGCACAAGAAGTTATTACTTATACTGCTCGTGTAAGTAATCCGAATAATCAACTTAAATTTGATACTGCTGCTGGACTTCTTAGGTATTGTATTAAACAAAACCATTGGTCTATTTTTGAGCAAGCAGATATGACCCTTGAAATCAATACAACTAGAGGACTGGCAGCTCAAGTGCTGCGCCATAGGTCCTTCGTATTTCAAGAATTTTCACAACGATATGCAGATACAAAACTTCTGACTGAACTTCCTGAGGTTCCTGAATTGCGTAAGCAAGATGAAAAGAATCGTCAGAACTCAACCAATGACCTGGATGAGCATGTACGTGAAAAGTTTGAAGGAATGATTGAGCAACACTTTGAAGAGGCACAACGTCTCTACAATAAGATGCTTGACCACGGTGTTGCAAAGGAATGTGCAAGGTTTGTACTCCCACTCGCAACCCCAACAAGAATCTATATGAAAGGCTCTGTAAGGTCATGGATCCATTATATTGACCTACGTTCTGCTCACGGCACCCAGAAGGAGCATGTGGACATCGCAGAGGCAGCACGGTGCGTCTTTATTTGTCAGTTCCCTGATATTGCAAAAGCACTTGGATGGGAACCAGAGAATTGCCCAGACTGTTCTGATGCTCAATCTATTACTATAGAATAAATACTAATATCGTGATTTCATAACATATGGCAACATACCCTGTTATTCATAAAGAAACTGGTGAGCAAAAAGAAGTGACAATGAGTGTTCATGAATGGGACCAGTGGAAAAAAGAAAACCCAGATTGGGATAGAGACTGGTCTGACCCATCAACTTGTCCTGGAAGTGGAGAAGTTGGTGAATGGAAAGATAAACTTGCAAAATCAAAACCAGGATGGAATGAAGTTTTAACTAGAGCTTCTAAGATGCCTGGTGCTAGTGTAGGAAAAATCTAATGGCAAGAAAAAGAAGAAATCCTGACCAACCAATTGGAGTTGGTATGACTGCAAAGCAAATGAGAAGAAAGAGACCTCTTAATTCTGATTTGTTAATTGATATTGAACCATTGACTGAAAATCAAAAGAAACTTTTTGACTCATATTCAAAAGGAAAACATTTAGTCGCATATGGTGCTGCGGGAACTGGTAAAACATTTATTACTTTGTATAATGCTCTAAAAGAAGTTTTAAATGAAATTACCCCATATGAGCAAATTTACATTGTTCGTTCATTAGTTGCTACAAGAGAAATTGGATTTCTTCCTGGAGACCACGAAGATAAATCTTCACTGTACCAAATTCCTTATAAGAATATGGTAAAGTACATGTTTCAACTTCCAACTGAAACTGATTTTGAAATGCTTTATGGAAATTTAAAGCAGCAAGAAACAATTAAGTTTTGGAGTACTTCATTTGTTCGTGGAACAACTCTCGACAATTCAATTATTATTGTTGATGAATTCCAGAATATGAACTTCCATGAATTGGATTCTATTATTACTCGTGTTGGTGAAGATTCTAAGATTATGTTCTGTGGTGATGCTTCTCAGTCAGACTTAACAAAGTCAAATGAAAGAAATGGTATCAGTGATTTCATGGATATCTTGAGAAAAATGCCATCGTTTGATATAATTGAGTTTGGTATTGATGATATTGTTCGTTCTGGACTTGTTAAAGAATACTTAATTGCAAAAATGGAATCTGGGTTGAATGTCTAAAATAGTAAAAATAGAGGACAGGTTTAAACACATAGATTTAAACCTTCCCAAACTTGAACGAGAGACAATTGATGGAGTTCGTTATTATAAAATCCCAACTGAGGATAAACTCCTAAAGTTTGTTTCTATTACTTCTGTAACTACGCATAAAAATCGTCAGTTCTTTGCTGATTGGAGAAAAAAAGTAGGAGAGGAAGAAGCAGATAAAATTACACGACAAGCAACAAGTCGTGGAACTGATATGCATAGTCTTGTAGAAAATTATCTTCTTAACATTCCAGAACTCCCTAAAGTTCAACCTTTATCTGAAGTTCTGTTTAAAATCTCAAAACCAGAATTAAATAAGATAAATAATATTCATGCCTTAGAAAGTTCAATTTACAGTAAAGTTCTTGGAGTTGCTGGAACTGTAGATTGTATAGCAGAATATAATGGCGAATTGGCAGTTATAGACTTTAAGACTTCTAAAAAACCAAAACCTGTCGAATGGATCGAACATTATTTTGTACAGTGTGCAGCATATGCTTGTATGCTATATGAAATGACTGGTATTTCAGTCAAAAAACTTGTAATTTTAATGGCATGTGAAAACGGAGAGTGCGTTGTATATGAAGAATATGATAAACAAAAATATATTAAGTTGCTCATCAAATACATTAGAGAATTTGTTAACAGTAAACTTAATTAACATGGAAAACAACTTAAAAGATGTAATTAAGGATAAGTTTTTATGTCCACAAAAATTTGCTCAAGATATAGAAAATATTGTAAAAATCTCTAAAATTAGTTATATCGATGCAATAGTTACTTATTGTGAGGAAAACTCTATAGAGATTGAAACAGTTCCGAAACTAATTCCTAAACCACTTAAAGAAAAACTTAAGTGTGAGGCAACTAAATTAAACTTCCTCAAAAAAACCAGCAGGGCAACTTTGAACTTTTGAATTGTGACACCCTTTGATGTATATAAAACTTATTTGTCAATAAAAAATCATTTTACGAAAGATAAGTATGATTATTTTAAATATTGTGGAAGATCTAGAGCAAGTTTAGAATCATTCCATAAAAGGAAAGATAGGTACTTTTTTGAGAAATTATCTCGGCAAAAGTCAGATGAGGAGATAAGGGCATACTTTGTTGCCAGTTTTATCGAATGTACGGACCCACAATCATTATGGATTGGTGAGATAATTTCTAATGGAGAAAGAAATTATGTAGAATGGGCAAAGAGATATCAAAGTCTTACTTATTTGTTTAAAACAGAGAGTGAAGTTTTTATAAGTAAAGATACCTTAGATTCTTTGTTTGAATGTAAGCCAAATCAGCACCCCGAAATATTAAAGAAATACTTTCAAAAGGCAATTACTCTTGAAACAATGGTAATATTGGATTGTATTTTGGGGTATGTTTCTAAGTTTGATAAAAAAATTATGGACCCTGTGTGGGAAACCGTAAGTTTCAAAATAAAAAAATATAGACCATTCCTAAATATTGATGAGTCAAAATTCAAAAAAATTTTAAAGGAGATAGTATTATGAGTGGATTTTTTGATTCGGATATGGTCAGAAAATCTGTAGTGGAGTTGGAAGAAATTCAACAAAAACTTTTCGAACAAGTTTTACAACTTTCTATCTACGATAATCAAGGAAAAAAAGAACACCTTGATTTGATGAAAGAATTTCTAGAAAAACAAAAACTTTTTATTTTTAGACTATCTCTCTCAGATGACCCAGAAGCAATCGAATTGAAAAATAGAATTATTGATTCTGCCAGAATGTTTGGTTTGGCAGAGAATGGAACAGTGGACGATTTCTTTAAAATTCTTGAGTCTACAATTGAGTCTCTTGAGAAAACTCTTGACGACTGACTCAAATCCTGGTATACTTAATACGTACCAATACGGCACACACTTTTAATACGATTAATACGGAGAATACGAATGTCTTTTGCTGATCTTAAAAAGCAATCCAAAATGGGTTCTCTCACCGAGAAACTCATCAAACAAGTTGAGAAACTCAACGATTCTGGTTCCAAGGATGACGACCGTTTTTGGAAACCTGTTATGGATAAGAGCGGTGTAGGTTCCGCAGTTATCCGTTTCCTCCCTGCCCCCGAAGGTTGTGAACTGCCTTGGGCACAAGTATGGTCTCACGCATTCCAAGGTCCTGGTGGTTGGTTGATTGACAACTGCCTCACCACTCTTGGTCAGCAATGTCCTGTTTGTGAGAAGAACCGTGTTCTTTGGAACTCTGGTTCTGATCGTGATAAGGAAGAAGCACGTAAACAAAAGCGTAAACTTTCCTATTACTCAAACATCTA